TGAGCAACTAGAGAAAATAAAGAATGCACTTCTTAACTACTGTGTAAATCAGAATGTTGAGAGTGTCAGAACTTCCGAAGGTCTGTTTTATAGGTCAATCAAAACAAAGTATTGGACAAGCGACTGGGAGTCTATGCACAAGTTTATACTGGAGCATGGTGTACCCGAACTCTTGGACAAACGGATTAACCAAACAAATATGAAACAGTTTTTGGAAGAAAACCCCGAAGTACTACCGCAAGGACTTAATAAGGACACGGAGTACGCAATAGCAGTGAGGAAATCGTAATGGACAGTCCAAAATATGTACCAATCGAAGATGTGGCTAAATACTTTTCAGTATCCATATCTACAATCCGTGCATGGGTACGTCAGAATCAGATACCTAAAGATACCTACATAAAGATAGGTAACACCTATAGGTTTTGTGTTGATGATGTAGCTAATGCACTTACCAAAGCAGAAGACCCTGAAGAAGAAGTATTAGAAGAGTTCCAATCTCGGGCAAGAACAGCTTTTGCTAACATAGATGATGATGTTTAACAAACTAAAGGGAGAATAAAATGACATCAGAAGTTAAATTAAACTATAATATAAATAATGTTGAAGCCTTATGGCCTCGCATAGATAAGACATATAAATACGATACTATGGAACAAAGGACTGTTCCTTGTAATCCTACTGATGATGGTGCAAGTTATACCATACAGTTTCGTATGACTACTGACCAAGCTAAAGAGCTATGGGATAATATGGCTAAAGCATATATAGCTAAAAAGGAATCAAGTTGGCCTGCAAAATTTGATAGACCTTTTAAAAAAGAGGAAGATGGTAGTTGGACTTTTAAGGCAAAATTAAAAGGTGCCTATGGTTCAGATGCAACTAGAAAGCCGACACAGTATGATGCAAAGGGTGTTAAGTTACCTGATGATTTTCAACTGACAACTGGCAGTAAGGTTAACATTGCCATAGTGTTTGTTCCCTATAATATGCGTGAGGCAGGCGTATCTCTTAGATTACGTGCTGTGCAAGTGTTAGAGTTGGCAGAAATGAAAGAAGATAATCCTTTTGATTCTGTTGACGGTTTCCAGTTCAGCGGAGAAGACAATCCGTTTGAATCAGCTTCGAAAGAAGTTGAAAAATCCCCCGTAGAAGAACCCAAGAAGGTAAATAAAAAATCTACTCCTACAGCAAAAGATGTTGATGACGACTTAAGTGCTATAGTAGATAATTGGGACGACTAAACTAATCACTGCGGCTAGTTGAAATATACTGGTCGCAGTACTTTTCAGTGTTGGGGGACATTGTGGAAACAAGAACATTTTTAAAAAAAGTATTGGGTCAAGATGGACACTATTGTGTGTTTGCATTTAGAACCCGTGACGATAAGAGAATACAGAAATTTTATTCATCTGTAGACCATGTTGTAGATGTAGCTGTTAATTTAGATAAAGAAGGATATGATGCATACTTTGCGTTAGCTACGTTCAAAGAAGCAGGGTCACGAAAGGTGGACAATATAAAGGAACTTAATAGTTTCTTTTTAGATTTAGACTGTGGTCTTAGCAAAGACTACAAAACTCAAGAACAAGCTATAGAAGCTTTGAAATCTTTTTGCATGAAGTTCAAGCTACCTAGACCTACTATGATAAATTCAGGTAGAGGTGTGCATGTATATTGGTTTCTGACAGAGCCTGTGGGTATAGATAATTGGCTACCCGTTGCTGAGAGACTCAAAAGACTATGTGCACAGAATAACTTGTTAGCAGACCCTGCTGTTACAGCTGATGGGGCACGTGTACTCAGGATACCAAACACGCACAATCACAAGACTGACCCACCAAGCAAGGTCGGGTTGTTTGGTAATGAGATGACGGAAGCTATACATATAAATTACTTTGCAGAGTTACTAGGTGAAGATGTAATGCAAGTTCCTCAAAAGAGGAATCAACAGAACAACCCAGTCCTTGATGCCTTAAAAAACAATATAGAGAGTGTATTTAAAGACATACTTATTAAGACACAGAAAGGTAAGGGCTGTGGACAACTAAAACATATAATGGTCAATCAAGGAGAGATAAGTGAACCATTGTGGAGAGCAGGGCTATCAATCACAAAGCATTGTGTTGATGGCGATAAGGCATCTCATATTATATCAAACAAGCATCCTGAGTATACACAGGAACAGACTATCAGGAAGATGGAAACTATAAAGGGCCCTTATCTGTGTAGTACATTTGATGAGTATAGTCCTGACATATGTACAAGTTGTCCAAACTGGGGCAAGATAAAATCCCCTATAACTTTAGGTCATAGAATACGTGAGGCTACAGAAGAAGATAATATGGTAGAAGCTCCTGCATTTGACTTACCTGACACACCACTTAACAAATACAAGATTCCAATGTATCCAAAGCCATATTTTAGGGGCGTAAATGGTGGTGTATATATTCGTAGCACAAATGCTGATGGTGAAGCTGATGACAAATTAGTGTATCATAATGACTTATACGTTGTCAGGCGACTGAGAGATGTAGAGATTGGAGAAGCTGTGGTGATGCGTTTGCATTTGCCTAGAGATGGAGTACGGGAGTTTACATTACCACTAACTGCTGTAACATCTAGGGAAGAATTTAGAAAGCACATGTCCATGCAGGGCGTGGCAGTTACAAGGATGGATGAGCTAATGGCATATACAACAACATGGGTAAACGAGTTACAGTCAAACAGTATGGCTGATGAAGCACACAGACAGTTTGGATGGTCAAACGAAGAGTGTAAATCATTTGTAGTTGGTAATCAGGAGATATTCAAAGACAAGGTAGATTTTAACCCGCCCTCTACACAAACGGCAGGATTATTTACTGCCTTTGAACCAAGAGGTTCTATGGAAGGTTGGAAAGAAGCAATCAACTTTTATAACCGAGATGGTTTCGAGCTACATCAGTTTGTTGTCGGTACCTCGTTTGGTTCACCATTGATGCAGTTCTCACCCATAAATTGTGCAGGACTACATATATACAGTAAGGAGTCAGGGGTTGGTAAGACAACGGCTATGGCAGCGGCAGCGTCTATATGGGGTAGACCTGAAGACCTTATTATTCATGAGCGGGATACGTTCAATACCAAGATGAACAGAGGTGAGGTGTACCATAACCTACCTTTGTATATGGATGAGTTAACAAACACACATGGCAGAGAACTAAGTAATATAGCATATCAGCTTACGGGTGGCAGGCAAAGGGGTCGCATGTCGAGTGGTACAAACACAGAACGACACAGAGGTGAGTCTTGGCGATTACTAGCTGTAACTACTGGCAACACAAGTATGATAGAACGTATCAGTATAATAAAAGCGATGCCAAAGGCAGAGGCACAGAGAATAATGGAGTGCAGGGTCAAACGCATACAGTTTGAAACAAAAGAAGAGACAGATGTATTTAGCAGTGCAATACAAGATAACTGTGGGCATGCAGGCAAAGAGTATATTCAGTATGTCATGAGAAATCTTGATGGTGTTAAGAAACTGTTAGCAGATGTACAGGCAAAGGTGGATGCAGAAGCAGGACTGACAGCAGAGAATAGGTTTTGGTCTGTGTTGGTATCGCATACTGTGACTGGACTGATAATAGCAAAGAAGGCAGGGTTACTAAATTATGATTCTCGTGCTATATTTAAATGGAGTGTAAACCAACTGAAAGAAAACAAACGTCATGTAGATGACATGAGTACATCAGTTGAAGAGATATTGAATGACTACATACACGAGCATTGGAGTAACGTGCTGTGGATAAAAAGCACAGACGACTTACGCAAACAAACAGATAAAGAGCAAGTTATTATACCCGAAGCGTTACCAAGGGGTAAGTTAGTTGCACGATATGAAACAGATTTAAAGAGAGCTTACCTTGTTCCTAAACCTCTGAAGGTTTGGTGTGGCGATCAACAAATAAATTATAACTCGTTTGTACATGATTTACAGCACAAGCTCGGGGCCCGTAAGAGTAAGATGAGGTTAAGTAAGGGTACGCACATGAACTTACCACCTACTCATGTAATCATAGTAGACTGCTCTATAGAAAAAGAAGAAGAGTTTGGTACTTAGACAAGATGACCTAAACCCTGATGGCATAAAAATTAGAGTCAACTGGGAACACATGTTAATAAGTTACTCTGTATTTATCTTGTGTATTAACACCCGGGCAGC